TTTTCAAGTTCTATAGTATCGATATAGCGTTCATATTTTTTATAATGATTAACCGCTGCAAGTATTGTGTCTGCAACTGGGTTTCTTTTTTCTCTATTGATGATTGCTACTGACATATTTAATCGTTTCCTTGTTTATATTCGTTTAAATCAGGTATTGGTAAATCAAAATTCTTTTTTGCAAATGCCTTGTCTTTCTTTGGTACTTCGAAATATGGATGGTCCTTTGGGAATACTTGCCCTGTACGATATGGATTATGCAAAAACACATCATTCATCTTTGCTTCTACAGGACCTGTGATTGATTCGGGATTACGTGTGAGCTTTGCGTTTTCATCTTCCTGGAGTAATACGCAAAAGCAATTGAAGTGATTTAAAGGGCTTACTTTATTCCAAATTGAACTATTTACAGGTGCTGTCAGTCCGTCTAATGGTCTACAGATAGCGCATGCATCGCCAATAGCCGAGTATCGAAGGTTTGGCATAATATCCTTTTGCCTGTCTATCTCCGCCCATTTAGATGCCATTTGTGCCTGACCTATTGCTGTATTATATTCGGTTTTACCCCAATCATCATTCCAGGTACTAAACTTTTCACGTCCTAATTTGTTGAACTCTCTTGATGTGCGCACCTTGCCATTTTCATCAACGAGTAATGAGCTAATCTCTTTTACTTCTTGATACGTTTTAGCAGCACCAAACATGTAAACGTTTTCAGTTAGGTTTTTTAATAGGTCAAAGTCTTGTGTTGATACATTTACCAAATTACTACCAAACCCCTTGAATACTCCCTTCTTTAGATGGTCAGTGATGGCCACATACAAATCGTCAGGTAGATTATACATTGTTATTCTACCATCTTCAATGCCATGAAGGAAATTGTCGATTTGTTTGGATGTGTATTTCAATTATTTATAAAGCTCTTGAAGTTTATTTTGAATATTTTTATTGAAAGTCTTATCGTCAGGCTCGGGTGTTTCTGATTCTGTGGTCGGGATGCCTGTTTGCTCCTCGAAATATTTAGCATCCATTTTTAAACCACCTTGTGCCATGATTTGAGATATTTCAGCAATGGTTTTATTGCTTGCATTGGTTTTAGCTTTCTTTTCCTCCCTTTCATCGTTGTTGCTATAGCTGAATTTTGCACCTTCTGGAATATTGAAGCCTATCAATCGGAGCTTAGGGATTAATTGATTATTCACTAAGTTTTCAACTGTAGCTCCATCACTAATTTTAATTTCTTTTAATGACTTTTGCGCTGCTGAGAACTCCCCATCATTGCCTAGCTTACCAGGTACTGAATCTAATGCATCAGCATGGCCAAGGATTAATTTACTAATCTTTGCTTCACATCGCTTTTCAAGATTATCGTAAATCTGATATCCTGACGCACCTGTTGAATTTTCAACCATGGCGATTTCGTCCATCATATCTGTAACTACCCATCCAGCAGAACCCATAGCAGACAAAGAATCAGCAAACGCTTGTCTTTCGTCTTCCTCTGTCTTATTGGTTTTGCCATGTCTGAGTGGCATACCAAATAATTCAGCAGCAGTAGCATTAGCACCTATCAGGTTTCTACAAATGATTTCATACATTGCCACTTTGTAAAGTATGCCATATCCGCATCTTGAATGACCGTTAGAGCTTGGAGTACTAGCATAAATATGCCATGTGCTAAATGGTTCATCAACAAAGCTTTCACCACTAAGCATATACTTGAATGAACCTACATTGAGCCTGTCAGGACTTACATTCTCTCTTTGAATTAAAACCATTTCAGGAAATTCATTATTGATGCAATCCCCTAACGATACAAGGCTATATCCATAAAATTCAGCATCTAAAACGTAGGAAACCAATTCACTAAACCATTTTGTTTTGAATATTTCTTCTACTTTTTCGCTTTCCTTACCGTTTACAATAATTTCAAAATCTCTTTGGAGTGTTAATCGCTTGCGCTTGTCTATACATGCCGATACATGACCATTGAGGACCGTATCAGCAAACAATATTTGCATCTTCACACGATGTTGAAAATATGCTTGCTCTGCTTCTTTAATGGCATCACGCCAGCTTTGCACATCTTGTCTGATACGATCAAGTCCTACAGGTACGATTGATGTACCTATGTTTTTTTTAGGGTCCTTGCTTCCAAAAAAACGGTTTGCAAAAAATGTGCCTGCAGTGGATAGTATTCCCATTGTTAGTAGTTATTTACTTGTTTAGTTGCGCTTCCCCATCTCACACGTGCGCCTGATTTTGGTTGTATAAGTGGCAAATCGGCTGTTAAATCGCCATTTGATATTCTCTTTAGCCATAACACTGCATCGTCATAACGTTTTACGCGTAAATCAGGGATATTACGTGGTGCTATTCTGCTATGCAAGTGGTACAAGGAAATGTCAATACAGATGTTTACTAACTGATGATTACGATTGTCTCCAGCAGTGAAAACGCCAGTATTGGTAATAGCTTGATTTGGAATAGTATAAGCTCCGTTATCGGTCCAATATGCTGAACCATTCTCTGCATTTGGGAATACATTACGGAGTGGCAAATTAGAAGTATCTCCATATTGTAAAGCTTCTTGTTGCGTCATTACTGGAGTGTCTTGCTTTGCGGTGTACTTCTTACCGGCATAGTACACATTATCATCTTTTCGATAATACGTTAAGTAATTAAAAGGTGTGTATGTTGGTGGGAGTATCGTGTAGTACATTGAATTATTAGCACCTAACAGGGTCCAATCGTTTGGCTCGAATGCACCTGATGTGATATTGATGCAGATGTAAACATCGGTTGTACTTGGCTTAATTGCTAAGTCTCCAATTGCATAAGTGACAAGTGCGCTGTATGCTGATGCTGTTAAAATGAGCCTATCACCATAGTAGTAAGTTGCTGACTTCGCGTATGTTTTAAAATCTTTGATTTCATCATCAACAATGTATTTTTGTACAAGGTATGTTTTTAGCTCAATGATAGCAGCCATTATAGCATAATCTAAGAGTGCGCTATCGCTACCAGTGATTTGCGATAGATTATCGGTTTGAATAAGCCTCTTTAAATCACTTGATAGTATGTATGACATTGTATTTTTTGTAAATTTTGTTTACTTTATGCAAAACTAATAATTATTTTTTGAATAATTACGACCTAATTTTATGGGAGATGCAACTCCGCCCTTTTGATATTGGATGTATTCGTTGTAAAACACCTGCACAAAGAAATATCTAGTGATATCGACAAAGTGACCGTAAGGCTGGTAGCTCACTTTTGTTGCAGGATCAGTGACCGTTTTTTTATCAACCTTACCGTTTTTATCCTCTTTGGTATTCTCATAATCAGCAATTACAAGCCTACACGATTTGTCAACGCTGTAATTAATGCCCAAATACTGATTTTCAAGGATTTCATTTAAAAAGTCTGCTGATACTCTAACGGATGGATTAACTTTTAACACTGCTCTGCGTGGCTTAAAGTCTACTAATTCATTCATCATAAGCCTAAATAAATCATGCCCTTTTTCCTGCTTTACATCATCTTTCTGACTTGTGGCATCACCACCGATATAGACAGCTTCCTCATGGCCCCATGACCGCAACTTTCTAATTATCTCCCTTCCCATTGCTTTAGTGGTGTTATCGGGATTCCTTAACGCAATAGCATGTACCATACGCGCGCTTTTATTATCGTCTTCAACTTGAAAGAATCCGCATGGGAAGTATGGGTTTACGTTTTCATCAAAGATTAAATGAACTGCTAATTTAGGATTGTAAGGATGCAAGCCTGTATGTTTTTCCGACCTCCATTGTTTTAGAAATTCACCGCCAAAGGTTGTTTTACCCCATTCTCCGAGTACTTCAATTTTGTAACGGTTGTAGTTCTTTACCCTCATTGCGTTGTATTTGGCTATTATCGCAGTATCGATATATCCATACTCTTCATCTACAGTCGTTGTAACTCCATTGACTGTGTAAGACTTTCCTTTGCTCCCGGTAATAAAAAAATTATCCTCATAAGTTGTTTTAATCAATACGAACCATCCACATGATGACCTTTTAACATACGAATGCTCACATGGCAATTTATGATTAGTGTCTTCCCACTGAATTTTATCGATTAGATTTGTTTTTACCCAGCTCATTTCATCTATCGGGTTCCATGTTGGAAATATCTTCTGCCCGGGTATTCCCCGTAAAGACATCTCAAAAGCATCATACTCGCCTTCGTTAAATGTATTCAATTCATCCGGCATCAGATAATGATAACCTTCAACTCCTTTTGCTTTCTCTTCATCATCTATACCGGTCAGCACTATTTCACTCCCATTACTGCACCTGGCTATACGGTCCATTTTTTTAAATGCCGGGTATAGATGCGTTTTGTCTATAGCAGAGAATAAAGACTTTTTTAGTGTTTTCTCAATAGTGGTAGACTCTTTGCGAAGTGCTATAGATGATTTTCCGTGCAACGCTGCCTCTTTGCCTAATATCTGTAGAATGGAAAATGTTTTTGCTGAGGATTTGCCACCATAAACAAATATTGTTCGAATAGAATTATCTTTTATTAAAAAATTTAGAATGAAATACAGTGGATTAAACCACTTTTTGTCAAATCTTGCAACCATTATTCGTATTTTTCTTCTATTGCGTCTAAACCTACTTTCATTACCACTTCCGACTTATCTATTTGATCCTCAATGCCCTTGTTTATCGTTTCAATAGCTTTGGCGTTGCCTGCTTTGGCATTGACTATCAGGCTTTTGATGTATTCATCAAGATTCTTTCCTGTAGACATTTTTTTGACAATTGCTTGCGTTAGCATCTTTCTTGCACGCCATTTTTCCCATCCTTCTTTTTTTAATTTAGGATCAGGTTGTGCCTGTTCAGTGCCAAACCTTTTACCCTCAACTCCTGTCAGTAGCTTTCGTGGTTTTTTCGTGGTTTTTTCTGCCATAATGCAAAGTTATACTTTTTATAAAAATAATGTACAAATTATAATTTTACGGTTTTGGTGGTTGTGGTTTGTGGATGGGTTGGTAGTGGCATCCAATGTGTAGGGTAGTAGTTATCATCATATATCCCATCACCGTCTAAGCCATCATATACCATGCACCATACTTTTGACAATACATCATTATCTATAATGCTACATAAGCACATTATTTGCATCTGACCTTCGATAATTACCAAAACATTTTTATCATCCTTTGGCAAATCGTCTTCACTTTTGATTTCTATCCAAGTGGGTGTGGTTGACATTTGTGTTATCTTTTCAGCTACTGAATTACGTTGTTCATCTGTTAGATACTTCTTTGAATTTACGATGTAAAAGTTAGGTTCTTTTAGTTTCATTTCAACTTCATTCATCAACTCGCTAACTACTTTGATGAATTTATCGGGTGACATTGCGCTTTGCATTGCTTGGGTAAAATAGCAGTCAGCGTTCTCAGTAAATATCTGTTTTAATTGTTCTTTCATTGGTATATTTTATTTATTTTTAATATATTCGTTGTATTCGTTGAGTGTGGCGGGGGTTACTACTTCGGGGGCAAACGGATGTTTACCACCTTCG